GCTACGTTGCCGGCCAAGGATCGGGATAATATTCAAGGGTTCCAAAAGAAAGAAGGTTATCAGGCTATCACAGCTCCAAGAATAATATCAACTCTGCCACCTCGTAACAAAGCGCGTTACTCTCGATTTATGTTGGCGTTATCTCATGTTGCTAAAGAACATCCGTGGTATGCGTTTGGCTTGACCCCTGCCCGAATTTCTCAACGAGTCGCAGAAATCATGAAAAGAGCTAAGAAAGCCATCATGACTGACTTTAGTAAGTTTGACGGGCGTGTTAGTGCATACATGCGGGAGTTTGAGCGTTCTTTGCTCGCTGCTGGATTCCGTGCCGATTATGTTGATGAGGTATGTGAACTGCATCGTCGCCAATTTGGTATGAAAGGCTATCTCACAAAAGGTACAAGTTATGAACAGGAGTTCGCGAGAGCTTCTGGGTCTGGTGAGACCTCTGTGCTTAACACTATTGATAATGTGTTCATCATGTATGCTGGTTACCGCTTGATGGGCTTGTCTTTGGATGAGGCCTGGGCTGCGTTAGGCATATATGGTGGTGATGATGGCTTGTCAACGGATATCGACAGCAACACTGTTAAACAAGTTGCTGCAGCGATGGGGCAAGAATTGACTGCTCAGCAGATACATAGAACTGACGTTGGTATAGCCCGCTGCGTGAAATTCCTAGCGCGGTGGTATTCTCCCGAAGTGTGGAATGGGTCTGAAAATTCCATGTGTGATGTTATTCGCACATTGGGAAATTTTCATTTGACATCGCACCTTGAAGGTGTTGAGCCTGCCATGAAATTACTGGCAAAAGCTCAATGCTTCGTGTGTACTGATCCAGAAACACCAATTATTGGTCCATTGTGCCGGGCTGCCGTTGAAATGGCATCCGTTGAGTTGCACCAATATTTCGAAGAGAATGTTGAAAAAGTGGAAGTGTTGTTCACTTGGAATTACAAACGGTCGCAAGACACCGGTGAGCGTTATCTAAATCTGTTGGATGATTGGATGTACGAACTGGTCGAAGCTGCTGGTATTGATGTTTCCAAGTTTGACCTGTGGTTGTCTAATGTGAGAACTTTTGACGAGTTACTCACACCGCCCTTATTGATTCAACCACAGGCGCCCGAGGTCAAAGTTGATATGGCCATAATAAACGGGGAGCAAATCGTGAAGAAATCCACCACTGCTGCCAAGCCGGAGAGTGATGGTAAGAAACCAAAGCAGCGTA